TCGCCGCAGGTATTCCTTCAGAGGGGTCAGCAGGAGGGGCCGGACAGAGGCCTTGCGGTTCGACTTGTACTCGGGGTCAATCCCGAGCCGCCAGTTCTCCTCTGCGGGGCAGCTGAGGAAGACCTTGAGGTCTGTCAGCCCCAGCTTCGTCTTCAGCCAGTGGATCGTGTTGTCCACGATGGCCTCCCCATCAGGGCGGCGGGCGAAAGGCTCCAGGAAACCACCCTCGGTCTCCAAGACTCCCTGGGCTGCTGCCGCCGCAATGAAGGCCACCGTGTCGCCGTCAATCAGTCCGGTGAGCTTATTCCCCATCCCAAGCCACCTTCCAGTCGCCGAGGACCTCCGTGGTGAACTCCTTCACGTCCTCCAGGTCGGCAGTGCGTGTGATCGAGGCGACGAGCATCATCATGGCGACCATGAGGGCCACCCAGGGTGTGACGGTGACCAGAAGGATGCGGCGACCCAGGGCGGGCTTCAGGCTCGAAATGCTACGGTCACCTGCAAACAGGTTCCCGAGGGTCCAGATCAGGCAGGACAGGGCAAGGGTTACAAGTAGTACAGTCAGCATATCAAATCTCCGGTTGTAGGGTGTTTTCTTCGGACCTCAGGGCAAACAGCCCCTCGGCGGTTGGGTGCCATTGACGGCTGATGGTCACTCCGTCCGGAGCGATGTTGCTGATCCACCCCATGGACGCCGCGAAGGCCACAGCGATGCTGTGAGACCTGGCGTAGTTCGATGAGATGTGAAAAGGGCCTTCCCAGGAGTACCTGATGACCTCGACGGCTTCCGGAGGGTACTCCCCCAAGAACCCAGTACCGGCCACCTGCCGCGATCTCGCAAGACTTCTCAAAGTGGGTACTCCTGGGATGGTATTACTTGCCGGTGTTGATGATGACGAAGCCGTTGACCGCGCCGGACGTGGCGAATGCGGCGGCAGGAACCACCTGGATGCGTTCGTTCTTGTCCACCTCACGGTCTGCCGGGGCACCCACGGTGGCCTCGTCGGTGACAACGGTGCCCTTGGTGGCCGAGTCGGCAACGGTGAGGGTCAGGCCGGTGACGGCGGTATCAGCAATCTTCACGGTGATGTCGCCACCGGTTCCCACGGCGGTCTGGACGATGACAGTGGCTCCCTTGACGAAGCCCTTCACGGGGGCGACGATCTCGGCAGAAGTGCCAGCGAGGAGGTCGGTCTGGTTGATCGAGAATGGGACGAAGATGTCGTCGCCGGTAACAAGTGACATGGTATGCTCCTTGGTGTGTTTTGTGGTAGGGTCAGTGACACTCTCTCCAGTTGCTTCCGCTCTTGGTGTCGGTGTCCAGTTCTCCCCGGAAAGCCAGCTCACGGGCCACAGCCTTCATGGCCAGCCTTGAGACCTCCGGGAAAACGTCCGTCAGTTCCGGCTTATGCTCGTACTGACACTCGTCATGTACCCAGGCCATCTGGGCGTAGTCCTCGCCCCACTTGATGTTCCGGGCTTCAAGCTCCTTGGCACTGCCGATCATCCACATCTTGCAGACAATAGCGCCACCACCCTGGAGTGCTTGGTTCAGGACCGCATGGGCCTTGCGGATGTAGAGCTTCCGACCATCCAGGCCCTTGATGAAGCCGTACTGCTTGGCCTCAGTCTTGAGGTCCTCCTGGAGTTCCTTCAGGCCGGTAATGCCCGAAAGGAACTTCTTCTTGACCTCCTGGCCGCGCATGGTGAGTGCCAGGGTCTTCTGGTCCGGTGCCGGGAGCTTGGTCTGGGTCTTTAGCCAGTGGAGGTAGGATCGCGCCGCGCCGCTGTTGGCCAGCTCCTCGATCTCCTCGTCCTTGATGCCAACCCCGATGCCCAGCTTCAGGGCACCCGCCCCATATAGGAATGCGTAGGTGACCGTCTTGGTCTCTGCCCGAGAGAGGCCGGTGATCTTCGCGTTCTCCGCATGGATGTCGAGACCAGGTGTTGAGACCCTTCGGGCGAACTCGCCGCCATCATAGGGCCACAGGTAGTGCCCCAGGAGGCGAAGCTCCAAGCCAGCCGCGTCAGAACCCGTCTGCTTCCACCCAGGAACTCCAGGCTCAAACAGGCCGCGACACTCGGCACCGAAGCCTCCCTCCCATCCCCAGACGATCTCCTTGGAGATGACCTTGCCGTTCTCGTCCTTCTTCTCGTCAACGGAGACGGCGGGCACCTGCCCCAGGTTCGGGTCCTTGTGGGCACCCCGGTGGGAGATGGTGCCGAGGGGGTCAACCCGTCCGTGCAGCCGCCCATCGTCAGCCCTCAGGTTGATCCAGGCCTTGTTGCCGTCAGCCAGCTGGCCGAGGGTCTTCGAAATGACGAACTCCTCCAGGATGGTCTGCTTCAGGTCCTCGGGGATGATGCTGTCCGCGATCTCCTTGATGGTGGTCTCGTCCACCTTGGCCTGGTCGCCGTTCTTCCCGCCAAACTCCGTAGGCTTCCACCCATACAGCTCTTGCAGCCGCTTCCCCAGGTGTGCCCTCGACTTCGGGTTGAACCGAACGCGCCGGAAGGAGACGAACGGGGAGTCCGTGGTGTAGTGGATGAGCGGAGGACCCACGTAGGGCTTCAGCTCTTTCCCGGTCTTCTCCGAGACACGCTTGGAGGTGATTGGTGGGAGCTTGCTCTTCTCCGACCGATCCCTCGCCGGGAGAGAACCCTTGCGGGGGTCCACCCCTGTGACGGGTGCCCACCAGGAGCCGAAGACCTCACGAAGCGCCTTGTGCAGCTCCGCCTGGCGGTTCTTCAGGGTGGCGGCGAGTTCGACCGCTCCGTCCATGTCAAAGCCATAGCCACGGGCCTCCTGCTTGAGGCAGTGCTCCCAGGTCTCATGCTCCAGGACGACGCATTGTGGGGACCAGCCGACGCCCTTAGCCGCCTTTGCGGTCCCCGTGAGATGCTCCTCGATCAGCGTGAACAGGCGAACCGTGACATCTACGTCCACCTCGCAGTACCGCTGCATGGGGAGGTTCCAGGCCTTCCACGGCATCAGCCGGGTCTTTGTCCTGCCGTAAGTCTCGGCCTCGGGGACGATCAGCGGGCGAAGCTCCTCAGGAACCTCATAGGCTGGGTCCGCCGCCAGGAGCTTGCCATGGGTCAGCACATCCTCGACGTACTCGCCCTTCTGTAGCTTCATCCGGTAGCCCCAGGCCTCCAGCTTCTGGGCACCCATAAGGCGACCGGGTATCTGCCCCGGCCTGATCTGTACACCCGCATTCTCCAGCTCTTTCCGGTATAGCCTAGGGGCGTCGAGGTCCTTGAGGGCCTCCATGGGCCAGATCATTTTGGCAAGCAGCAGGGTATCCCGCGCAATGCCTTCAAAGTCCCACCCTGGGTAGAGGTGCTTGATGACCGGAATGTCGTAGGAGATGATGTTGTGGCCGACAATCAGGGAGGCCTTAGACAGGCGCTCAAGGCCCTCCTCCAGGCTGGGGAAGCCGTCCGCTGGGCAGCAGCTCCACTCCTCCTTGGTGTCTATGTCCCGGATGCATAGGGACCACATAGAGTCCACCTCAGGCAGCAGCCCATTGGTCTCAATGTCGAATGCAAGCCGGGGGCCTCTGGTGGCCTTTGAGCCGTCTGGCCAGTACCAGTCGAACTTCACCTTTTCAGTCGCCGTTGTCTTCGTCTCCATCAAGTCCAAACCTTTTCGATGCCTTAATGCGCCGGGACCACTTGCCGACCTCGTTGCGTTCACGCCTTGGGGCCTCGTCCAGGGCCGGGTAGGGACTGTCCCCCTCCGCCCAGTCCCCGATCACTGTCGGACCAACTTGGACCGCCGTTACCGAGAGGACCCTGGTAACGTCTCCCTTTGTGTCCACCTCGAAGACGACCTTCTCTCGAAGGGTCCTCGACCGGTAGAACGTGCGTAGTGTGGTAGAGTCAGTGCAGCCTGAACTGCTTTCGGCGGACTGCCGCGTTGATGCCACTGCGAACCCTCCCGATGTACTGGACGATCTTCAGGCGGGCCTGGCTGAGTGGAAGCTCCGCCGCCTCATCGAGAGTGCTGTCCTCGTTGTACTCCCGGAGGAGCTTGAAATCGACGCCATAGGCACGGAACATGTCGTAGCCGTACTTGTAGAGGTCGATCCAGGCCTGGGCCAAGGTGAGGCGTATGCCCTGCTCAGTCACTGCCTTGTTGAGGGCCGTAAGCTCCTCTCGCATCCGCGCCAGCGCGTCCTTCATTTCGCTCACGTTAGTATTCCTGATTGGCTGTGGGCGGAGGACCGAAGTCCCCACCTTCATTATCGTCACTCGGGTATGGCTCGTCGGTCGCCGTAAGGGTCCCAGCGAAGTCATCCCACTTGATGGTGTCTGCGAGGCCTGTGGTGCCCGTGAAGCGGTTCTTCAGGACCCTGATGCGGGAGAGGTCTGACCTCTCGCCCTGCTGGTTCCTTTCGTATCCGAACACTGCCATCGAGAAGTTGGCCACGCCGCCAGACCCTCTGATGTGCTTCAGGCTGATCTCCCCGCCCTCTTCATGGGCCTTCCCTTCCCCACGCGAAAGGTGGTGACATATCTGGAAGTTCCCACGGTTCTGCTTCACATGGCGGGCCAGCTGGTAGGCCACGTTGTCCAGGGCCTTCCTCTCATCCCGCTCTTGAGATGCGGCCACCAGGAAGGATAGTGGGTCGATGAAGACAACCCGGCAGTCCAGGGCCTTCATCATGTACCGGGCGTACCCCATGATGGAGTCAAACGACCAGTCTGCCGTCTCAGGGTCCAGGAGTTCCACCAGTCCGCTCCCGAACACCGTCGAGTGCAGCTTGCGGCGGGTCTCGCTGTCCATAGGCTCCAGGTGCAGCCGCCTGCTCACCGAACGGGACATGAGGTCCAGCTGGGCCTTGCGGCGGGTATCTTCGAAGCGCATCACCCCGAACTTCACCCCGGAGGCCAGGAGCTTGTTCTGTATCTCCACGATGATGGAGGTCTTGCCGATCCCGGTACCGCCAACGTGGTAGACCACCTCGCTCTCCAGGATGCCCGAGGTCATCTCCTGAAGCTTCGGCCAGGGGTATTCGCAGATCACCTCCGCCTCGTCCTGGTCCATGTCTGCGCCACAGTCAGCCGCATTGATGATGCCGGAAGGTGCCCAGGTGACGGCCCCGTAGATCGCCGCCGTGATGTCCCCAGGCCGGTTGGCTTGGAGCATCTCGCTGGCATCCTTCACGCCTTCCACCGTGATCGTCTTGACCCGGCCCGGAGGGAACAGGGAGGCACACTCGGCGATCATCGACTGCCCAGGCTCGTCATTGTCGAACCACAGGATTATCTCGTCGTACCGGTCGATCCACCGGTAGTTGGCCTTGAGGCATTCCACCGCGTTGGCGATGCCCTGCACGAGAGACACCACGGGGACCTTCCAGTTGGTGGCCTGCGCCACGGAGAGTGCATCCAGCTCCCCCTCGGTGATGATGAGGCGCTTGTCATGCTTCTCGCCCCAGTAGTGCTGGAGGTACAGCTGGAGGTGCTTGGTGCGTACCCCGAGACCGGCCACATCGGTGAACCAGAACTTCTTGTCCTTGGAGCGGAACTTCTGGTGACTGAGGTTCCCGTTCTGGGAGTAGTAGTTCGCCACCTGGAGGAACTTGTCGCCCTCCTGATGGACGAAGTATCCGGCCTTCCTCAGGGTCTCCCGCTCCAGGCCCCGGCTGCGAAGGCCGCTGGTCTGGTGCTCCTCCGTAAAGGGGATCGCGCTGGTTTCCTTCTGGGATGGTTTGAACGGCTCAGCGTCTTCCATATTGTCAGGACCCTTCCTCAGGCCGCAGCCTGGGCTGTAGCAGAACTCGTGCCCATCCGCGTAAGTCACTAGGTTGTCCGAGGAGCCACACTCGTCGCAGGGACCCTTGGACACGACCACGGCGGACAGATCATCGGAGAGCATCGGCTCTACTCCTCGCTGGATTGCCCTGAAAGGACAGCTTCCTTGTTGACAGACCACCCCTGAATGCACTCCGCCTCGTACTCTTCCTGGAGTCCTGGGGTGGCCATCAGGACCTCAATGATGCGGGCCTCTGACGGCTCTGTGTCGAATGCCAGCTGCCAGTCGTCACCGCTTTCCGTGGTGCCTGAGACGATCCATACGTACTTCATCGACCCTCCTCCTGCGGTATGCTGTAGACTGCATACTTCTTCCCGGTGGTGTCCGTCCGCTGCTCGGAGGTGATGTGGAGGTCGAACTTCTTCCGAAGCTCTGCCACCCGAGAGGAGAGAGACCCGATGCCGTGGTTGGTGAGTGCCAGCAGGTTGGACAGTCCACGTCCCTGCTTCAGGACATCATAGACGCGGGCCTGCTGCTCGGAGAGGCCCTTCTCTTCAGCGGGCGTAAGTGTTCTCTTCGTCATAGAGTATCTTCCCATTGTGTTCGAATAGACGGAGGTCCTGGCGAAGCTCCTCCATGTCCAGGGCCGGGCAATCAGCCAGGCACCTGTTCCGGTACCGCTGAACCTCTGAGTGGCCCTTTACGGGGATGTCTCCATACTCCTCCCTGAGGGAGGCCAGGAGCTGTAGGAGTGCTCTTCGCTGGGGGACCGTGAAGTTGTCGATGCCCTCGGCCCCGGTGGACTTCTCACGGCCACCCACCAGGCAGATGCCGATGGAGTCCATGTTGTGTCCTGGAGTGTGGGTGCCGACCAGGTGGCGGCGGCGTGTCTCCACGACCTCGCCAGTCCGCTCGATGATGAAGTGGTATCCCACCCCAAGGAGGCCCATCTTGAGGCCCCCTTCTTCCGCCAAGGCCGACCACCTCTGCACCTCCTGGCCGGTGACCACATCAGGGTCCGTATGGCTGTCGTGGAGGAGGATGGCGTTGGTCTCTTTGCGGGCCTTGTACCTCAGGGCCGTCATCAGCGTTCTACCTGATAGTCCACCCAAGGAGTTGACAGCCTCTCGGCCTCCTCCTGGAGGTCCCACAGGTGGTCGGACTTCCGGATGGTCTCCCAGTAAACCGTGAAGCCCCAAAGGCTGTTACGGAACTGAAGCTGATACCGAGGCCAGCCAAACTCTGTGGGGGTGATGCGGAACTGCACCCGTGCTTTACTGCTCATGGTCTTCTCCTGTCAGTAGTTGGGGAGGACCTCAGGGTGCTCGATGTAGCTGTCCAGCTGGGGCTGGGAGACCATCTTGTAGAGCTGGTCCTCGGAGTTCTTGTGGCCGCACCCCGCAAGGGTGACCACCGCAAGGAGTACGAAAAGCCCGAAGGCTGCGGTGACGATCTGTCCGCTGGTCATTTCTTCAACACCTCATCGGGTTGGACATCCGGGCCAGCCTCCTCGAACCAGTGTGCGGGGATGATCTTGCTGGACCACTTGATGTTGTGCTTGTCGCACCACATGGCGTAGGTCGTCTTGGAACCCTTCCGGATGGGGTCATGGGGGCGCTGGAAGACGAACCGAATGTCCAGCCCCGGCCACTGCTCCTGGATGAGGAGGTGCTTGACGCGATCCCTCTGCTCCAGCTTGCCCTTGGTCTCGGCGATGATGCCGTTCTCAAGCACGAAGTCCGGTGTGTAGGTGTGGTCGGACTCAGGCACCACGTAGGGTATCTTGATGTCCTCGAAGCGGAGCTTCTCGCCAGCATTCACGATGACGTTGGCGTTCTGCTCCTCCAGGCCAGACCGGAAGCCGTGCCTCATTCCATTCGCCATGTTGGTTGGGCGGCGCTTGGGGAATACCCTGCCACGCCGCTTGTTCATCCGGGCCTTGGAGACACCCATCAGGTGTGGTCCAGGAAGTCGTCCCCAGCGCCGAGATCGTAGGAGAGCCAGATCGGCACCACCCATACGATGACCCCGCCGATGAAGCCGAGGAGGGTGTGGGGACCTTCAGTGCCTCCGAACAGGGCGTCCACCACGATACCCCCGAAGAAGACGCATGCAGCCAGGTTGGCGATGGCGCACACAGCCCAGAGGATTGTCATGAGCATGTCGCGCATCAGTAGTCCCCCTTCTCGACCTCACCCTCACCGGCATTGTCCGGATCGTAGTCGTCCTCGGAGGAACCCTCGTTAGCCACGTAGCCACCATCCACCGCGCCGAAGCCCTGGGAGGTACCGTTGCCCTTCTCGACCAGCTGCACCTTGGCGAAGTCCAGGCGAACACCGGCCCGCTGCGCGGAGGTGATCACGATGTCCCGCATGGTGAACATGATGCGGCCCTTGTCGCCGCCCCAGATGGAGGCGTCGATGATCTTGTCGGCAGCATCGCGGACCTCGATCTTGATGTCCTTGACGCCCTTGTCCTTGGTCTTGATCTTCGCGTTCTGCTTGAAGGTGAACCGCACGATGCCGGTCTTCTCGCCCTCCTCGTCCTCAAGCTCCTCGAAGGGCAGCTGGAGGGACCACTTCTTGGCCTGGCCGGGGGTCATCTCGTCCGTCTGCTTGGCGAGGGATGCCTTGGCTGCGGCCTCGATCTTCTCCATGGTCGGGAGGGCCTCTTCGAGTGGGACATCCAGGCCGGTGTGGTAGAGACCATCGGCGTTGAACTTGGTGTCCGGCTTGTTGATCCAGGGGTAGTCGGAGAAGTCGCCGATTGGGGACAGGAAGTAGCGGCTTGCCATTGGTAGGCTCCTTTGTGTGGGATGTGGTATGGTCAGTTGATGGGTTCGCCACGGACACGAAGCGCCGCGAAGTCCCTCAGGGCCTCCAGCTGGTCGTTGCCCTTCTTGTGGAAGTCCTCCTCCGCCCCCAGGACGCGCTTGCCGTAGAGGTAGAGGTCCTGCGGGGAGCTTTCGTACCGCTCCACCATCACAGCGAAGAGGGTGGCCGATGCCGCCAGAAGCTCCTCACCCTTCTCGGAGGAGATCGGGTCCAAGATCGCCTGGGTCATCCCGGCAATGCGGTCCCTGGGCAAGGAGTTCAGTACGTCCCGGTCGATACGGGTGGAGAGCGAATTAGCCACGGTCCTGGCCCTCCTCGTCTCCAGCAGCTTCCATACGGAGGA